CTTTAGCGGCTTTGTTCTCTTGTTGAAGTCTTTCAATTTCTGCTTTTAAACCATCCGCATCAATTTTCTTCAATTCTTCTAGTTGATTATCTCTTTCTGCTATGTCTTTTTCAAGTTTTTTCTTTGCTTCTGCCACTGCATTGTACTGGTCCTTAGGCACTGCATACTTTGGAAACTCTTTATTAATGTCCTTAATTAATTCATCTTGGTCTAATTGACCGTCTTTTGTGTGTTTTTCAATAAGTTTTAAAATCCAATCCATTATTTATCCCTCCATACTTTTTTATACTGGTCAGTGCCAGTCTTGGGTTCTTTCAGTTTATACTCATAAATACTAAAAAGAGTAATAAAAAAAGACCTTATTTGGTCTTAATTGATAACTTATATTTAATTAACTATTTTCCAGTCCTCAGCCAATATATCAGTTTGACTAGCTAGCCAAGGTACTAAATTATCATCAGCTGTTTTCATATAGATATAAGGTAATGTCATTTTACTCTTTTCAGTTGGTACTTGTATTCTTATCCACATACCTTTACCATTCCAGCCTTTTCTTGCTACCTTCTTGCCTTCTTTTAACTTCTCTATTGCTTGGCCAAAATTCATTATTATTTCCCTCCTTTTCTATTAATCAATGATAGTATTATTAAAGTCATACATATAATCAATGTTACCTGTGTAGCTGTAGCCATATTAATACACCTTCTCCCTTCTATAAGACCTTCTTAGTTGAGGATTTTCTTTTAAGAATTCCCTCATTATTCCTTGCCATTCTCTAACTTTAGCATTATATTTTTTTCGGTTTTCTTCATCAACAGACCCTTCTGCTAATCTCTTATATTTCCTTATCTGTCTTTCAATGTATCTTTGTTGCTGTTCATATTTATAGTTTTGTAAAGCTTTTTCTTTTTCCGGTACTTTAGGTAATGTAGTTATACCCGGGAAGTAAGTACTTAAGTTATGGCGACAATTAGGATGCATTAAACCCTCTTCCATAGCAGTACTTAATAGAGGATAATTCCCAACTTCTTTACTTCCACCACCATAGACATCATCTATAATTATCTCCCCTTGCCATGGAACACATAATTCACAAGCTGTAGCATGGGCTGACACTACTACCAAATACAAACCCATCTCTTGCCTTTTCTTACCCTCTCCCATTAAATAAGCTCTGTGGTTTGCTGTCCTCAGGGCCATTTCTGCATAACTAGCAATATTGACTTTTTTGCCATCTGAATAGGTTATAGCATCTATTCCCTTTTCAAGAAAATCCTTAGTTGCCATATCTATAGCTTGGCCCAATGAAACTGTACCAGTATTATAGTGTACCTGTGCCCTGAATATGGTTTGCCTATATACATCATCCATCTTTCTTAATACTGCTGCATTAGCATTTTTAAAGTCTTTTTCTACAGTTTCAATTAATGCATTAAATTTATCATCATTCATCCTAAAAAATACTTCATCTCTAGGTGTAGGAGCCTCTTGCCATATCCTTACGTTCTCTATTACTTCCTCAACCATATCTCCCATAGATTCACTTTCTATAGGTGGAAGTATAGGTTCTAAATCACCCGGTAATCTTACAAATACGTTGTCTACATACTTATTTTTAATTTCTTTAATAAATTCATTTACATTATCCTGGGCCTTTCTATAGGTATCTACCAACGTGAAGGATATAAGTTCTTCTATTTCTTTGTCATATTTACCTATAATCTGTTGATTTTCTTTTCTAAATCTTTCTAAATCTCTTAATTTAGCAGACTGCCATTGCTCAAACTTAAAACCTTGTTTCAATTCTTCCTCTTTATGCCTTGCAAGGTTTCTTTTCATGGAAGCTATAAGGTATAGTTCCATCTGTTCATAGATTTTACGAATATTATAGGCTTCATCCTTCTTATTTCTATTCTTCATCTTCTATCACTTCTTCATATGTAGCTTGGAAAATATCAGGCTTACAAGGATAAAATTCACCCTTTATGCCTTTAATAATGTAGTCACCGGGCCTTGCAATATGAATGCCCTCTAACGTCTCTATTTCAAGATAATCTTTACCAACTGGTTCTCGTACTTTATCACCACAAAATTCATGAATATCTGCTGAATTTCTTCCATTGAATTGTACTGCCTCAATTACAACCGGTTTTTTTCTATACTTCATCTTCTTCACTTCCTTCTATGCCCGTTTTTTCTTCATCTTCTTCACTTCCTTTTACATCCGTTTCTTCTTCATCTTTTTCCAAGCCATCAATATTAGCAGCAGGTTCATCTATTACAGTATCACCTTGCCTTATCCTTTGCACTTCTAAAGCTTTTTCTTCATCTGTCCAGGTATCGCCATATAATTCTTCTATTGCCTGTTCTAGACTCATTATACCGTATGATTTAGCCTTACCTACTACCTCTACAGTAGAATCAAAATCAGGGCTTGCATACTCACCGAATGAAACAGTAGCTGTATAATCCCCTGGGTTTCTTTTCTTCATGGTATCATACACTTTTAGAGTAGTATCCACTAATAATGGAATTACCTCATTTAGCACATCAAGAATTTTACCTCTAGTGTATAATGTAGTTTTTTCTTTTTCTCTTTGAGCTTCTGCATTATCGGTTTTCTTTAAATCTATACCTAAGGTGCTTGGTGATATAATTCCTTGTAGAC